TATGCCCGAACCCGTTGGGCCAACTGGGTTAAACGTACTATCCGAATAATCCCAATAGTCAGTAGTTACGGGGGCAAACTCGTCTGGCGCAAGCACCTTTGTCCACGGCATTGAGGTAGGCAGGTCCTTGTACATATAGCCAGCGTTTCGGTGACACCAGATATGCAACTTGTTGTAGTCGTTAATTCCACTTACGTTGATAGTAATTCCATATTTATCTTCTATCGCATCAACCACCTTGTTTATTTCAATGGCTGGCTTTAAGTCGTAGTATTGGACACCGTGGGTTTGATTAATACTGTGGAAGTATATGTTGTTTGGGTCGTTATTGCTGGTATTGCTTTCGTAAAACCAAACGTCCTTTGCTGTAATTAATGGGAATACGATGGAATCCAAGGTGAGCGATACCAAGCCAGCGTAAACATTGTTTGGTGTATAATCTAAATTGTAAGCCGACAACCCTTCAAGGTCGTACAAGTAGTCCTCCCCGAAAATGTCGGTTAGGTTAACCAGCAATCCGTAAAACGTAATATCGTAAGCGTAAGGAGCATTCTTACGCATCTGTACGCCCTCCAATTCAATAGAGCCATACCGAAATACCAACCCGTTGATTTCAATGCGTCCATCGGCTCTTAATCGGTAGTCAGCACCGCCCACAATATCCGTGCGGTAGTAATGCTCGAAAATGGCGTTGTTGCGAGGCGAAGCGGGAACGCTAAACCCCTGCGTAAAGTCGGTGAAGACCTTGCTTATGTCTTGAATGTTTTGGACGGAAAGGTTAATCGTAATATCCTCGTCTTGGAATACGTCAAGCTCTTGCTCACCTACAAAAATTGTAACCTTGTTTCTCATCGTGCGTTATTTCGGATGTCCCAAGCAATATCAAACGTCAAGGTGTAATTAATGTTTCGGTCGTTAACCTCTTTAAGGTATTGGATTCCAGTATCTTGCGGGTTAACGGTGAACTCTACGCCCTCATAATTGATGGAGCATTTTTCGCTCATAAGGATTTCACGAATAACGTCGTCGTAGTTCTCGTCCACCCAGCCCGTATTTAGCACAATCGTTTCACGGCTATTTACGTCAAAGTTACGATACTGCACTTGTTGCGATACGTTGAAGGGTTGGTTCAACTGCGGCATATAGCTTTCCCGTGTAACCGCTCCGCTTCTTGTTGAGACCTTGAAGAACGTAACAAAGTCGCTAACGCCAAAGCGGTTAATAAACGTAAGGCGTACTGGCGTGTACTTTGGTTCGCAAACCAACTCGTAATTGTATTCGGTAGCGTTTTCCTCGTAGCCCAATTCGGCAAGTGCCTCACGTAGGCAGGCGAATCCTTCGCACGTTCCGCCGTCGGCTTCAACACGTGCTTTGTAGTTTACAGATGCGCTATCGCTAATAAGGGAAATGGTGTAGTCCTCGGTTGGTATAACCCCCAAGAACGAATCTACGCTTGCGGGGCCTGCTGGAATGTAGATTACCTTTTGCGTTGACTCCGTGCTTGTGTTAGCAAAGCCCAACTCGTCAGACAAGACGTAAAAATAGTCCGTTCCGTTTACATTGTACAGAACTCCGTTAAGGTCGGTGTTGGTATCGTACAAAGCGGGAAGCGATTGCTCGTAACCGCTATAAACTTGCATAGTGCGGTTTGTCAACAGACCAGCACCCGCAACAATACCACCCGACTGCTGCGTAAATGGTAGCCACCCATCCGAGCATAAGAAGGACTGGTTGCTTTGGATTAAACCAGAGGCAGGAGTTCCTGCATTCACGTAGTTAGACGAAAGAGTAAACTTACACCATACCACTTCGGTTGTTGCCGTCTCCCAATCGCTTATTGCTTGATTCTTCAACACCGAAGCAATTTCCTCACGTATAAGGTCGCTAATTTCAAACGTGATAGGAGCGTTGTCGATGCTTGTCTTGAATAGCGTGTAGTCGGCGGTTGGGCTTGATGCGCTACTACCTGTAAATATCCGCAAGGTAAGCGTAGCGTCAATTAAGCCATCGTTGGCCAGTGGCCCTTTGGTTAGCGTTATGAAGATAGGCGACCTTGTTAATTGTAACGAGGCGGGGAAGGTGGCTACTGGTGCTGACATTATTTATTCTTTGGATTCGTTGCGAACATTTGGAAGTCATCTGGGCCAAGCCCGAACGCAATAATTAACTCTTGCGGTAACTTTTGGAACTGCAAGCGGAATGGCGTAGTAAAGAATTTAGAAGGCGAAATACCTTGGCGGAATACCGATTCACGAACGGCATAAGGATTCAAACCCTTTGCCTCTGCCCACTTCTTAAAATGTTTTACAGATGGCTTTGTGCCCTCCTTAAATTTGAATCGACTATTTGGTGCTTTCTGTTTCCAGATTTTGCCTTTGTTGTTTCGGTTGTTGAAGCTGCTTGTTGTCTTGCGTGTACCGCCTGCGCCTTTAACACCTTCGTCTTGATACGCTCCATATTCCTCCATATAAAAATTTAGATAGAAGGAGTTTTTAGATACGTTCAATTTGTAGGTCAAAGAATTGTAAAGCGTCTTATCGAAGTTTTTTCTTTTCTTCGTAAGATTCGTTCTCGCCTGTTGAATTACCCGCTTGGCGAATTTGTTTAACGTGGCCTCTACCAATTCTTGACGGCTCATTAGCAAATACTGATTTCAGTGTTTGGTACAATCAAGTCAAAGGTCAGGTTCCAACCGGTAAGCAAGTTCTCAAACCTTTCCGTGAATGGCTCGCAACTTACGTCTCCTTCGATTTCGTATTTGTCCGTGTACAACGTGCCACGGCGTAACTGCGATTGCAGGCCGTTGAGGATGGCAAGAGTGGTATTGAGAATATCCTGTTGGTTGTCTACTCCGAAGAAAGGCTCGTTTTGGTTTCTCAAATCTTGCTTGGTCTCGTCCACGATGTCCATAGCAAGAACCGATACGTTAAAACGAATTACGTGATCGGAGAAGGTGGCTTGGTTCACCATAATATGCGCCAAGGGAAAGATGGTCTGCTTGTTTAAGTCCACGTCGAAGATGTCGCCAAACGTAACCACCTTCACCAGCGGGTGACTGGTCAGGTAGTCGTTAATCTTCTCGGTGGCTTGATAGAAACTTCTCATAACTTTAATTTTTGCATTTCGATTTCGTTCTTCTCCTTCTCAAAGGTTAGGTAGGTCAAGCATTGATGAATAGGTAATCTAGTGACTTCTTCAAATTTTGTGAGGTCTCCTGAAGCCAGAGCATAGATGCTGGAATACCATCCCCATCTTTGTCCAAACTGCGCTTCTCTTGTATAGATGTCTTCGCTTCCCTCGCCAAAGAGTTTAGTGTATGTTGCGCTAATACGTTCCCTAAACGATAAAAAAAAACCATCGCACCCAAGGCAACCGATACGGGCATCTGCTTAAACAGTTCCTCCCTGCCTTCGTCTGGCGTGTAGTCCTCAATGTCGTAGCGTTCGCCTTTCTCCTTGGTCACGGGTCGGTACAATACCGCCATTGCACGGTGCATAGTAGCCCAGTCCTTCATATAGTTGTCAAGGTCTACAAACTCACCCAATGAAATATCATTAAGCGCAGGAATGAATCCGTACTTGGTTCCCTTCAGCTCAAAAAACTTGGTAAGGTCTGGTTTTTGGTTTAGCGTCTTGCTCAATACGGCAAGGACGTTGGTAGCGTCCACAAGCCGAACCTTTGGCAACTCCGAGAAAGGAACTTGGCAAAAGATTTCGAGCATCTTCTTTTGGCGAAATTCCTCGTCTCCTTCAATGCGAGCAAAGCGTTGGTATTGCTCCAACGTGATTTCGTCAAGTGACGTAGGTACTACTAATTTCAGTTCCATAGGTAAATAACTCATCGGACGTTGTAACGACCATAGTTAGGTTTAGAGAGCTTATTTGCTACCGCATAGCGTGCAGCGTCTATTCCGTGGTTGAATGCGTCTATCGGCTTGTTAAGTAGGTTTCCGTTCTTGTCTTCAACCCATTTGTAATTCTGGAGTTCTTTTATTAGGTTGCTGCTCCGTGGTGTTACGAATAGCTTATGCCGTTTTAGAATGTCAATACCAGCGTTTATTGAATCGGCTCCCTTTACTGTTGGCTTTACGTTCCACCCGAAGCGGTGCAGCTCATCGATGGACTTCGGCTCTGCGCTATCAGCAAAGATCTCATCCCGCCTATCTAAACTGAACGACTGAAAGTGGGAATGAATGTCCCTGTTCGTGAGTCCAGTTCGGTAAATGAGTTCGTCAAGGTATAGGTGGTTGTCCAACTGGTAAACGGCCACGAGTGCCGTTGGGTCGTTGGTGTAACCGAAGTCAAGGCCATAGGATATAAGTTTTGCTTCTGTTGGTATTTCAGCCTGCCCGAACTGAAAGATAGTCGCACGGCTCATACCACGCTCACCCAAGCCATAGATACGCCAGTAGTCCTCGTCTGTGTCTCGTAGGCGTTCGATTTCGTCAACAATGGACTTGTCGAGGAATGGGTTGTCTTTGTAAGTGGACTGAATGTACGTTACATCGTCACGTGTCAGCAGCTTGTCATAAATCCAGTGAAACGAATCGGACGGGTTGTAGTCGAGCCATATCTTGCCCGTTGTACGCACAAGCAACTGAAAGAAGTCCTCCCAACTTAATTCGTTCGCCTCGTTGCAGAATAGGTAGTCACGTCTTGCTCCTCGTTTCTTTTGCGGTTGATCAAGCGACAGGAACTCAAATAGGTTTCCATTAAGTGAGTAAGTGAAGTCGCTCTTGTTGTGCTTGGATTCGTCGTACAAGTTCATATTACGCAGAATCTCCATAAAGTCACGATAAGCCGTCATTTTAAGAGATGGCAACGACTTACGCACAATAGAGAAGACCTTTCCCTTTTCTTGCATAGCCAATACGATTAGCATTTGCAACAGAGAATACGTCTTGCCCGACCTTGAACCTCCTTGGTTAACTACGATACGTGTTGGTGCTTCGTAGTTACGCTCGAACAGTTCACTTGTCTTGATTTCCAGAACGGACAATTTCTACCTTAATTTGGGTTAGCTCATCCGAGACCTCGTGCTTGTTCTCAACTCTTGCAAGTTTAGGCGTGGTATACTCCGCCATCTTGCTCAATAGGTCAAGTGCCGCCTTCGGGTCTTCTGCAGCCACGTCACTTAACCAGATAGTCATATTCTCCAAGTTGTCTTCGATTAGCTTTTGGAATGCTTCTCGAATCTTGTTGGTCGTCTTATTTGGTGTTCCTGCTGGGCGACCGTGGTTGCCTTCAGTGAATCTTCCTTTGCTATCTTTCATAACCGTTTATTTCCGTAGTTTTCGGTTAAATAACTCATTTGCAGTATATCCAACAGTCGTCAATCAAGATGCGATTTGGTAGCAACTCGTCTACCGCTTGAATTACTCCTTGCCAGTTCTCGTGGTAGTCGTCTCCTGCTAAATATCCGCCTTTCTTTACTTTGGGTAGCCAGAGGGCAATATCCTCTTTAACGGCTTCGTAGGTATGCGTTAGGTCGATAAACACAACGTCCAAAGATTCGTCCGCAAACTTCTTGGAAGCGGCTTTAGAAGTGGCCTTAATGGATTTGTATTTGCGTTCTCCCATATTGGCCTTGAACATTTGATAGATGTCTACCTCTGTCGCCAGCTTGTGTGTTGTGGCGAGTTCGTTTGGTGAACCCTTCCAAGTGTCAATGATTGTTATTTGTTTGTCTGTTGCTTTGTCGCATAGGTAGGCCGAGGACTTACCAAGCCAAGCACCAAGCTCAACGAATGTACCCCCTTCTGGCATTTGTGCTATTAGGTAGTCGTATGCTGTTTCGTGGTTAAACCAGCCGTCTATCTCTTGGTAGTGTTTCATTTCAGCAGGCGTTCTAAACGAATATCGTTAAAGTCGTGTATATTGAAGTTGGTTGTCATATCGGCGTGGAGTTGGCAAGCGATATCGAAGGCCTTGTCTTCTGTTAGTTCTCGAATGGCTTTGTTCCAGTCTCCCTTGTGAGCAACCTTTACGCAGTTCTTGTTTGTTAGGTGTTGGGCGTATGGTGCTACGTCACTAATAATTAACGCACAACCAGCAAATCCCGCCTCTACCATCTTTAGGTTTGATTTGCAGCGATTAAACTCACTTGGGATAAGTGGAGCAAGGGCAACGTCAAACGCTTGGTACATTGCTCCGTATTCATTCGGGGGCATTGTTTGGAGCTTGTATCTTGCTCGGCTTGCTTCAACGTAGCCACCAATATCGGCAACGTAAGATTCCACCGTTGAAAGGTCTATATTGTTTTGCGTAAGGTCTGGCAAGTGGCTTATGCCTGCAACGTAGCCGAAGCGCATTTCGTCTGACGGCTCCCGTGTTATTTGCCATTGCGGGTCTGCGGGGTCAAGGCCGTTCGGAATGATAACTACGTTTTTATTTAGCTTCTTGATTTTATCGGCTAAATACTTTTGCGTTGTCCATACCTCGTCTGCAAAATACATAGAGTTTCGTATTCGGTGTTCAAGTCCTGCTTTGTCGTAGGTGACTTTGGAGGGGTGGTCTAACGCCAAATGCCACCAGTCGTCGTTATCAATGATAACCTTCTTTCCCGACTGCTTACAAATAGCGAAGAAGTTGGCAAACGACTCACCAGAAAACGGTACGGCTCTGGAGAATATAACGTGCGTAATTCCTTCCCAGTTGTCGGGCTGTACCTCCTGCTTGTAATTGATTATTTGAAAATCAATAAGCCCCTTCTCTTTGAGTAGAGTTAGGGGCTTGTAGATGCGGTGGTAAACCACGCCAGAATTTTCGTCACCGATACAAAGTACGCTTGGCCTCATCTTAAATAGTTGTAGTAACAAAGATAGTCTTGGTACGTCTTAATCTTTGGGTTTCTTGTCATTAGCTCCTGTGCAAACAACCCATCGGCTTCGTATCTGTACTCGAATCTTGCTTTGCCGATAAACCCAAGCCGAGCCATATAAGAAGCGGTGTCGATTGTTCCCACCCGTGGGGATTCGGTAGCGTGAAGACGGGGGTCTCCGTTGCGGAAGCATTGCGCCCAGTTTACAAAGTCCTCCTTGCTATCCTTGACGGCTTCAAACCAGTTCGGGTGAATAATGTTATCGTCGTCCAATATGTAAATGTAGTCGTTATCGCTTGCGGACGCTTGTAGGTAGTCAAGTGCCATATTGCGAAGCGGGTTGCCGAAGGCCCCGCCAAGGTTAGACCGCACCACTTTAACGCCTTTGGGTACTTCTTTCTTTTTGGTAGAGTAGTCCATAAAGACAGTCCAAGTGCAACCAGCAGGAATCGACTCCCGCAAGTGTTCGAGGTTCTCTGGGCGTGAGCAAGGGGTAACGATATGAATCATTGAGGTATTTTTTTCAAATGTACAGCCTTCAAGAAGTCCTTTGATAACTCAACACCAAAGTCGGCTTCGTGGTGGCACTCACGGCATAGAGCCATTAGATTTTCTATTACGTCTCGGCTCTTGCTACCACCCATACCCCTCGGTTCGATGTGGTGAATGTCTACGGCTCGCCTGTTGCAAACCTCACAAGGGATAAACTCAACAGGGCTTAACCCCATCGCTTTGAGGTAAATCTTCGTGTGATTCTTCATAATGTTCTCCAGAATTTCCGTTACGAATAATAATACGGAGGCGTTTCTCCTCCTCGTCCTCAACGTAGGTGTAATTAGCGCAGCTCATAAGTTTATATTGTTGTCATTCATTAATTCCCGCAGTTGTTCACGGCAGGCGTAGTACGCCTTCAATTCACCCTCCGAGGTTCCATCTGGTGCATACTTGGTTTTGCTACGAAGCCATTGGTCTAAATCCCAAAGGACGGAGTGCATTTTGTGGCCGTTTATTGCCATATCAAACTCTATCTGGTCTTCTGGCAATTCGTATTCAAGTGTCGCCTTCATTTCTCGTTGGTGTTCCAATACATTTCACACTCACCCTTTTTAATTGGCGAGGTCATAAAGTAGGATTGAAGCATACCAGCAGGAGTCGTGAAGCGGTAGCAGGTCTCCCGAAGGTCGCAGCCCCTGCCTGTGCATTTGGTTATGTCGGTCATAACTGCCCAATAATAGTGTAGTTGTCTAACTCTGGCTCCTCCTTGCCCAAGAAAAACTCCTTGTAGATGGAAATCGCCTCTTGCAACTTCTTCTCGCCTTCTTCTACAAATGCAGGACTAATAGTGTAAATACCTACGTCAAGACTTGCTTTGTCTATTGCAATAAATACGAACTTATCAATAGGTACTCCAAAGAGTCGAGTGTAGATATACGCTTGTAGGTCGTAACCGTACTTCTTTGCGCTGTAAGGAAATGCACGTAGGTCTGACGTAGTCTTCAAATCAGCAATAAAATTGTCACCAAGTACGTCGGCCTTAGCGCGAAAAGGAATACCGTCAATCATACCAATAGCGGGAACTTCGAACTGGCATCCTTGAATATAGCCAAGGACGTGTTCGTTTCGTATAAGTGCATCTGCAATGCGTCTTGCTTCGTTGTATTCCTTCTTTGTAATTATTTGGCCGCCTCTTGCTTTGGCCTCCTTCCATATATTCGTATTCTTGCTCTGTACGTCGATAATGTCGTACTCCTCAACCCTGTGAGGCTCCAGAGCCATCAGGTGAACTAAACGACCAACGGAAAAGGCATCCGATTCGTCTTGGCCGTATTTCGTGACGTAGTGGTACGTTTTGGGTGACTGAAGCAAGAGTTTACAAGCCGACGAAGAAAGCGCGGCCTTTGAAAGGTACCCGTAGTAAAACGGATCGTGCATCATCTTTTCTTTGATGGTCTCCCTATCCCAGGTGCTGCCATCGAGTAGTTCAATAATTTTCATCTTGTCGCTTGTGGTTTTCTTGATTCTTAGAAATATACATACCCTGGATCTCGGAAGCGTCCATATCTATCGCGATAAATATGTTGAATACGAAATGCAGCACGTCGATCGCTTCGTACTTGAGCTCTGTCATCTCGTCTGTTGATAGTTCTGTTAGTTTCTTGCTTTTCAATGAGGCGTTTGCAGACTTCCAGGTTTTCCAAGAGGCGTTACCTAACCTACCGCCCAGCGCGTCTAGCAGTTCGCCGAGTTCGTCGTCAAGGCAGTGCTTATTGTAAATCAAGTAGTTAGCGCATTCGACTATTGACATATTAGAAAAATCATAACCAAGGCGCTTTTGAAGTCGCTTTTGTTTATCAAGCATCTCTTGCAGACCATTGTTCTCGATCAGCGAGTAACCAAGATCTTTTAATTCATTGTCTTTGTTAGCCATTGTTGTGTGTTATTTTTTTAAGTAGGTTAAAATGTTTCTCATAAACGTGGAACGAGTTAGCCGAATATATTAAATTTCCTAATCCAACTGACATTCCTTGATTATTTAAGTTGCTTAATAATCTTTTGTGAACTGTTGCAAACCAAGCAAAGTCATTAAAGAAGCCGTATATCGCGTCATTAGAACGCATATTAACTACGGAGTGAAGCTTTCCGCCCCTTATGAAAAACTGATGCGATAGAGTGCATATAAAGTCATTCATACCATCTCGCTTAAAATCTTCGTGCATAGATGGTCTATTGTAAATCATAATAGCTCTACGCGAACTTTTGTCTTCTAAAAGAGTTTTCGCGCACTTGTTGAACTGAAAATGATTTTCACTAGAATAAACAAGGTGGCCATAGTTAGAATTTACTTCTCTATTTGCCGAGCAAATGTTATTCCATATAGAAGCAACGTTTGCAACCTTGTCTACGTTAAGCGAATAACTATCGTACCAATCTGTCTCAAGCTTAACGTATTCTTCATTTGTCTTTTTAGCGCCTAAGTCAATAACGTAATCAGAAGGATCGAGAACAAGAACAGCCATAAGCTTTTCAACTAATAACGATCCAGACTTGTCCTTAACAAAGTTCTCTTTGTCTAATTCTTCTCTTAGCTCTGTGAATAGCTTTAATACAGCTTTATTGTTTTTCATAAGATGCCGCGTAAGCTATTAGATCAAGAACAGAATCGTACTTCTTGGCGTGAGCTAGTCTAGATAACTTTAATGCCATCATACACTTGTAGAAGTCGTCTGTTGTTATTTCCTTATTACACAACTCAGATGCTATTCTAGCTGCCTTAGTCATAGACTCGCTGAATGGACCGTATTCGCGCTCTTTTTCTTCAGAACGTTCAAATACAATTTTGTTGGCGTGTTCTAGTATATTCATTATTTAGCGTTTATGGCCAGTTGCAACGCCTCGTTAAATCCACGCTGGTAGTTTATTTCCTTGTCGGATTCTTCAATTCGCTTCAAGAAGTCAATATCTTTTTGGTCGATTCTTGCTCCGTGTTCGGATGCAATCTTTACAAATAGGTAGGTAAGTGTCATAATTAAAAGTGTAAGTAGTTAAAATCTTGCTCCATTGCTCGCTCATACAACGGCTCCCAGTTGAAGCCCTCAACCATTGCTGGTTGGTATGGGTACTGGTCAACGTCACCAATGCCGTAAGCATCGACAACGTCCAAACGCCAGCTAAACATATCTTGTACGGTTTTGAATCCTGCCCAAGCGGCAAATACCTCGAAGTAGTCGCCTGAGATGTCTTCTGGTGCAAGACCTTGGTTCTCGGCCTCGTACATAAGGTCGGTGTAGGTTACTTGCATAACGCCAAAATAATAAAGGGTGAGTAAACCAGCGTGAAGGCAACAGTGCCTAAAATCAAACTCCAAGCGATGAACACGGTCACGTCTTGGAATAGGTCAATCAGTTTGTTTTTCATTGTGTGTGTGTTTAATGTTCACCAAAGATATAAAATTTTTAATACACACAACATTGAGGCAAAAAAAATAGCCCCGAAGGACTATTTATTTTTCCACTGAGTGTAACAGACGGCTAATCGCTGGTCTGTACGTGGGTACTCGGAAATCATTACGTCGTCAGAAGTGCACCGAAAAATGAACTCCTTCTGCGTCTCGGTTGGCTTGGGGACTGGAATTGGCATCTATTAAGGATTTAATTAAACCGTAGTTGTTTATGTGGTCTACTAACTGTTGCTCATTCAGGAAAGCTATAACCTTAGTGTTTTGATACTGTTCAGCAACGCGTTCAATAGTATAAGAGTCTTCAGTATGCTTTCTAATAATAACGTATGGTATACCTCTTTCTTTTTCCCACCTTGGTAGATTGTACCATTGTTGGCCTGTTAATTTTTCATTGTTTTGCTTTTCTTCAATAATGAGCTGCGGCTTGCCAGGTATTTTGTAATATGTAATAATCATATCAATATCTTGCACGGCCATTTGCTTATTGCACTTGTCGTAAACTAATTTATTCAAGTGCGAAGCAAATCTATTTACAACCTTTGGCTCAGTACTCATTGTATACGTTTCTAAGTTCTTCAATCCACTGCTTCCAGAGTTTAGGATTGCAACCGCAAGGGATATGGTAGGTATGATTAAAAACGCGAGCGTGAATCTTTGCTATTTGCTTTTGGTCTTGTGAACTCATTGAGGACTTATACCGTACATAAAACTCGGTAAGCCATTCGTATTCCTTCTGCTCCAAGCATTTTGGATTCTTGCTTGGAAATAATTGATTAAGCTTTTCTTTACGAGCTTCGCAACCGCAGTCTACACCTGTTGCTTCGCTAAACCAATCAACTACTGCCTTGATGCCAGTAGCTTCGGTAAACTGCTCGATTCTATCCCCTAGACCTTTTGGCTTTGGACCACGCTTGGTACTCTTCTTCGCAATTGGTTTTAATTCTTTCTCTTCCATTTTTAAGTGTGTGATAAATTGAACGTAAGCTAATTTTTGTATCTTTTGATAGCTTTCTCATAGATATATCTGAACCGTGGTACAAAGTAAATAATTTATTGTCGTACCAGTCCCATTTTGCCACTTCCATATTTACCGCCTCAGCTAAGTCTGTAAAAGCCAGATCAGATTCAAGATCGTGCATTTCGTCTATATCGTCGAATTCCTCAATCGATACGAATTTAGCCGCCTGTTGCTGCTGGCGCAAATAAAGATTCCGAAGCGTAATGTAAACGAAGAACGTATTTGGTTCGTCTCCGTAACGAATCTTCTCAAAGTCCTTTACGTACGTGTACATTCTTATGTACATATCTTGAACGAGGTCTTGGGCGGTATCGTAGTCCGCACCAAAACTTTTGGCCATCCGAATCCAGTCGGGGTGGCGTTCTGCTAATCGTTCAAGTAGTTCTCCCATTCGATTTCGAGGATAAAGATAAGCAAGGGTATCTGTATCTGGTGAACTTCGATGTCGTCCAGTTCTACTTTCGACCAGTTGAAGCCAAGTAAAACGCCATAAATAGGGTAAAATCCGATATTAAAATTCATTGGTTATCTGGTTTATTTGTTGCAGCTTGGCTTTTAGATACGTTATCTGTTGCTTCAATTCTGCATTCTCTTTAACCAAATAATCATAATTAAGCACATTGGTTACCGATTTCTCTTCTGGCGTTTCTTGCTTTGGCAATTCACCTCGGATATGCAAGGCCGACTTCAATGCCGATTCATAAAAAGCGTTGCGCCTGTATTGCAACTTCTCATAGTGAATTATAGTCGAGTGGTCTTTGCCTAATTGGAACCCAAGCTCCGTTAGCGTGTACATAGGTCGGAACGCCTTGCAATAAGCCGAGCGGACTACCACGTTTCTTGCCTTGCGGCTTCCATCGTCTTCGTACTGAATGTAGTCGCAGAATGTTTTGTAGTTCACCTTTTGCCTCGGTATTGTGCCTTGCCCATCTGGCGTTGCGTTAGTACGTGAAGGAGTGGTACGCTGAATTGTTTGCCCTGCTCGTCCTGTATAAGCATCCACGCTCCCCAGTCCTTCCAGTTGCTTGCACGGCGGTAGTCAAGCACGACAAAACGCTTCTGGTCTATTTCAAAGATTTCGTCGATGTCAAACGGCAGGGGGATAAAATCGCCTCTCATATTAACTGCTCTTGAAGTTTTAGGATTTCGGCTTTTGCTTGGTCAAGTTGTACAAGCGACTGGTTTAGGTCGTAGCGTAGTTTAGAGTTATCTAAACGGGCTTCAAGTACCTTAACGTCTAACGTCCTTTTAAGGTCGACCATATCCTCCAGCATTTGCGTTGCCTTCCATAGCGAAAGCAGGTGGTCAACAATTACGGTTTCGGTCGGGTTGTCTACCGCTACTTGGTTAATCCAAAGGATAGCGTCATTCACACGGAGAATCTTGTCCCTAACGTGAATTTCCCAAGCGTCTTCAGAATGGTGCATCGGTGTCATTTAAGGTAATTTGTACAGGTGTCGGAGCGTCCAGCAAGTTATATCCGTCTATCTTAAATCCAACATTTCCTCTTATTGATTCCATACGAATAGGGTCACCCAGCGGAGTAGGTCGTCCGCCTGTTTCCATTTCTTTTGTTTTGCGAACGTGCAGCTCGGTAAATAACCAGTCGGTCGGGTGTTGGGCCATACGGTGAACCACAAGAACGCAATCGGCACGGTTGCCCCACTTACCCCCTCCTTCGATGTCCGAAGTCATTGGGGGCATTGGAAGCCCTGCGTATTGATGGCCCTGCGGAAAGGTTCTGCGCATTGCTTCGGTAACTGGGTGTGTGTTTACGACTGTTGTTACGTTGTTCTTGTGGGCGAACACCCGAATAGCCGAGGCCACCTCGTAGTGGTATTCGTGCATTCCTGTCTTGCCAAGTTTCTTTTGGTCTGTTGACAAAGA